CCATCTAGATCTAAATAAGATCCGAAATGACCGGCAGCCTTAATGACACCAGCACCATCCTCTTCGGCATCAGTGACAAACGTTTTTACTGAGGGTTTCTCAGTTGCATCTGCGTCTTTTCTTTTTATCTCAAAGCCAAAAAACTCAGCCATGTCTAATAATCTCCATAATAATGGAGGGGAAGGAAATTCCCCTCACTATATTATTTATACACCAATTAAGAAGTGGTATCTGATTCCCAGTATTGCACTTGTAGCTCAACTGTAAACTCTTCAATTGCATTTTCTGAATCATAGTTAACATCAATTGCAGAGATATTCGTTGGCCAAGTGCCACGGAAATCATAACGTTTTGCAACGCTACCGTCTCTACGTAATTGTTCAACAATCATATCAGCTTGATAATCAACAGGATTAACGAGACCAGAGTTGTTGTTGTGTTCATTGATACCATTCATCCATCGCTCAAACGAATTTCTTACACTGAACTCACCATCGTTAATTACCGTGATAGTCCAAGGTTCGAAAGTGCGATCACCAGCAATTTGTAATTGTCGACCACGAAACGGAATCGTGATCGGTGCAATTATTGAAGCTGGTAACTGAGCGCCTTTACACAAAAATGATGTAAGTTCCGCATCACCCTGTGCATAACCAGGAAAGTTACATGTTACTTTGAACATGTTGGCGCGAGCACCACCTCCTGTTAGTTTTGACTTAAAGTCATCTACACCTAAAATAGCCATTTTTGTTTACTCCTGTTATTGTCCAGCAATTTCACTAAACTCAACACCAGTACGAGTGGCGATGAAATTCAATGTAATAAAGTTAATAGATCTAGCTGGCTTAATATAAATGTCAGCAACAAATTGGTTGCTATCAATTACGTTACCAGTATTATTCGTTTCATCACAAATTACTAAGAAGTCAGTAATACCACGACGACCCTTTACTTCACGTAAGAATGGTTCAACCATATTACGGAAATTCGCGCGGGTAAATTCATCATTAAATTCAAATAGCATGCTCTTAGATGCAGTGGAAATCGCTTTTTCCAAAACAATAAACAGTCGTCGAACATTAATTCGATCGAATGCGGAAGCACGGAATTGTGAAGTTTTATCACCAAACAACATTGTACCTTGTCCAGGGAATGAAACGAGAGGATTGACACTTGCTTTATATAGTGTATCACGATCAGCTTTATTAGGATTAAATCCTAGCTTAGTTACGCCTAAAAGTTGACCACGTGTTTCACCAGCCGGTGAGAACCAAGCATCAGCAACACGATCAGTATTAGCACAAAGACCAGCAATGTGACCAGAAGCATTAATAAATCTGTATGAATCAGTATACTTATCATATACTTTAATTGCAGTTGAATCTAGTACAACATAAGAAGAGTTTCTACCTGACAAAGTAGCGTCTGAAGCAATGGTAGCGGCAGTAATAGCTGCAGTAGTTCCATCAGTTAAAGCAACTGGAGGAGATACAAAAGCAACACAATCTTTACGATGTTCTGCTACTTCTTGAAGTTTAGCAGCAATAACAGATGTGGTCACAGCATCTGCGCATGCAAATATTAAATTAACATCTAAAGTATCAGAATCTTTTAGTAACTCGAAACCAGCAACAATATCATCAGTTCCACCAACTGTACCATCAGCACCACCTTCAAATTCAACTTTTAGACCACTAGTCGATTGAGGGCCGGTAGCTGCAGCTGCAATAAATGCAGCGCTTTCTTGTGTAATTGCTATAGGAGTACTAGCATTACCACCGAGCCACGATCCGTCAGTTGCTCCAGTATAACCTACGTACACGTATTGTGATCCATTATTGATGACATCTTTAAAGAAGTTAGTAGAGCCATCGTCATTTCTTGCATTAGTACCTTGGCTTAACCCTTCAAATGTTTCTAAAATAGTTCCTGGGACTCCACTAATGGCTCCACTTTTATCAACAACTACAACATGCATTTCGTCTAAACATGGAACGGCTGGAGAAATACCAGCACGAATAACGTTTGCGAAATTTGAGCTGCCAGGTGCACGACTGAACGAAGAAGCATACGTCCAAGCGGCAAATGAAGTTGCGTTCGCGAGACAAACTTGAACTTCTAATGCATCACCTTGGACACCGGGTGACCTTGCTATAAAATCACCATCACTAAGTGCAAATGTTAAGGGATCATATGCGTCTTTATCGACAATTAATCTTTCGGTTATTTCGGCCGTTCCTCCAGCTGCGTTTTTAGCAGTATCGGTATCTACTACTCTTATTACTTTCAAAGCATTACCATACTTTAAAAAGCCAGCCATAGGGCCATGATATTTGAATGTTTCTGCAGTAGGTTCGCCAAAAGTTTCCACTAACTGTTTTTCTGAACTAACAGTAATTGGTGTATTGACTGGACCCTTCGCGAAAAACCCGACAGACCCACCTATACTAGTAGATACCGCAGGAATCACATTCGTTGCGTCGATTTCCTTTACCTCGACGCCGGGTGAGACTTGAAATGCCATCTTTTATATCCTCTCAAAGGTTAAATAGTGTGTGTTCATAATACGATACTTACTCAATTACTATTATTTATAATATTTATAGTTTCGAGATAGGCTCTTGAACAACCCATTGTTGTCCTGTATTATCTACTTCCACTACTGGTTCATCTACAGCTGCACTTGTTATAAAGCCAAATGGTATTAAATCATCTTGTATTGCTTGCAGCTGCTCTTTGTATAACATATTCTTCATATCAATATCAGTTATACCATTAAATATATCTGTTGTAGCAAACCATGCAAACATGACTAGATTCATTACTAAGTCATCATGGTTACTACCTGATGCTTGAAATGATGTACCTCTTGCTTCAAATGTACTCATCTCCATAATTGTGTTTGCATCCACAATGTGTAACTTCTTTTGCTCTATAAAATCTTTTAATGTAGAACAACCAATACGCTTAACACGTTTTGTCATCGTAGCACCAATTGCACCAGCTTTCACAGTTGATTCTACGAATAAGTTTTCGTATTCTAAATCATAATATAAACCATTACATACAACACTACCTTGATCGTTTGATTCTACAATGATATATGCTTCATTATA